ATGAAATCGGTATTACTCGGCATTACGCTGCTGGCAACCGCGACCGGCGCGCTGGCGGCAGACAAACTGGTTAACATCACCAAACTGGAGTACGGCAAACAGTGGGCGTTCACCAAGGAAGAGGTGACGCTGCAGTGCCGCAGCGGCGGCGCGCTGTTCGTGCTCAACAACAGCACCCTGATGCAATACCCGCTCAACGACGCGGCGGAGCAGCAGGTGAAGAAGGGCCATCAGCGCGCGCAACCGCTGGACGTGATCCTGCTGGACGATCCCGCTGAACCGGGGAAAAAAATGAGCATGGCGCCGTTTATCGAACGCGCCGAGAAGCTGTGCGCTGACTAACCGCTTGTTTGCCAACGCCTTGCCCAGCGCGCGCAGATTGATGCGCATTTGCCGCATAGTTATTTCGTCACGAAACTATCACGCGGCCGCCGGGCGGCTGGCAAAACTGGCGCGGTAGGCTACTCTTAAAGTGCACGGCTGAACAAGCCCTGCATTAAATGCCAACTTTTAGCGCACGGCTCTCTCCCAAGAGCCATTTCCCTAGACCGAATATAGGAATCGTATTCGGTCTTTTTTTGAGTTGTTGATTCTAAAGGGTTTATTTTCGTTTGTCCGAAAATGTCCGAAATATGTCCGAATTTTGATATTCGGTCTTTTACAGCATCACGTACTCTTTCCCCCTCGTTTTAAGATACTTCAGCGTCATCATTTCCGTTGTATGCCCCAGCAGCTTTTGAGCAAATGCCTTGTCGTTCTGCTTTTCGTACAGGCGGCCGGACAGGCTTCGGATCTCGTGGAACGTCGGCGGGCTTTCTTGAAATTCCAAACCTGATGCTTTCCGCGCGGCGACAAATTTTTTCGTTAGCCCGTCGGGGTGGATCGAGCCATCTGGGCTATTTTTCCTGATGCCGGCGCTGATCATGAAGTCAGTCGTGCTGACCAATCGGCATCGGTCGATAACGGCGCCAAGCCGCAGGCCCATGCATTTCAGTTCAAGATCAAGGGGGAGGGAGAGCAAAGCCCCCGTTTTGCCTTGTTCAACCTGCAGGCGGCCGTCAACGATATGGCTAAAGCGCATTTGTGTCAGATCCTCGCGGCGCTGGCCGGAGACCAGAGCGAGATCCATCGCCAGGCAGAACCAAGGCGGCATTGTTTCCGCGGCCTCTCGAATCGGCCCGTATTGCTTCAGTTCCAGACGTTCGCGCATCACGACAGCTTTCGCCGCGCGGGTAGGGGTCACAGGGTTATTTTCTATGTGACCTTCCACGATCGCCTCGCGGAAAATATCAGACAGCACCGATCGCATGGTTGCGGCCATTGTCTTTTTGTTCTGGGCGATCCAAAACTCGAGAAATTCGGCGATGTGGCGTGTCGTGATTTTTGTCAGCACCATGTCGCCCAGGCGCTCCCGGATAATGGCGATTTGGCCGGCGCGCACTTTGTATGTGTTCTCTGCCAGTTCTCGCCGCTTGAATAGGACATCGTACCGATCGAGCCAGGCGTTTAGCGTGTATTCGTGGCTGCCCTTGATTTTCTCCAGGAGCAGAACGGGAGAGTAATTTTGTTCGATATAGTGGTTGGCTTCAATCGCCTGGGCTATAGCCTCGCGTCGCGAAATCTGACCGAGAGAGATCTCCTTTTTGGTGACTGGATTGCGCCAGTAGAACGCGTTCCGGTTTCGGCGGAATGTCAGGTTTTTAGGCAGTCTCATGTCATACTCCCCCCTTTGCCGAGTCATTAATCACTTTCTCCATAAACGCTGTTCTTGCTGGCTCGATGCTGCGAGCTTCTTTTATTTTTTTGCCTAAGCGAGGATCGCTTGGGTCTATGTATATGGCACCAGGTACAAGCCTGTATTGCTTACCGTGTTTTTCAGCCGCCGGGTAAAAATTGCCGTTTCGAGCCCAGCGCTGAAGAGTTTGCAATGACGGTTTTTTCCCAGGATAAGTGCTATTGCACCATTCCTCTAAGGTCAAAAATACGGCGTGGCTAGTGTTGTTGATTGTGTTTGGAAGATGACTATTGCAACTCCCCTGGATCAATTTGTTGGACATGGTCTTTCCTCAGTTTCAGCTTCAGTAATTGGGCGATTGCGTCGTCGGTCACACGACACGCCCGGGCGATATCGTCATCGCTCAGCGTCGCTTTTCTGACGCTGGCAGATAGCCGGCCGATCTTGATATCGAAATCAGAGAGTAGGCGGGCGCCTGGTTGCCATGGTTGCATTGCTGTTCCCCGTTGTGTGGTTTCCAACAATGCAAACATGGCGGGGGTGGTTATTTCTGATTAGGCGTAATCGTTTTTTTAAACGCCTGCTTCTCGCGCTTCAACCGCTCGGTATTCGGGAAGTCAAACACCAGCTCGCTGCGGCTTTCTGCCCAGATGGTGCCGATTGTGCCGTCGGAAAGCTGAACACGCACGGCGTCTCCTTTGGCCAGGTACATTCTCAGCATGTGAGATCCTCAGTATTGGCCCCGTTGCCGAGGCCGGGTGATTACCGCACCTGCAGCGATGGTTCGCCGATTTCGATATGCGCGCCTTTGACTTCCACGCCGTTCTCGATTGCCTCCTTGATGGCTTTCTTGTCCGGCGCTACCACCGTTTGCACCGTCACCAGTTCATCCGGCAGCAGGTCGGCATTGTCGACCACCACGCTGGCGGAGCCTTTGCGCGCCGTGAAAGTATTTGCGATGGTTTTAATGGAGCCCTGGCCGCTGGCCAGCAGGCATGCCAGCACATATTTACGGATCGACTTTGCGCGGTTCTCGAATGACTTTTTACGGTCGGTCAGGCGTTTGATTTCCGCCGCCAGCGTGTCGGCCTGCCCCTCGATATTGCGAACGTGGATAAAAGCGGCGTCCAGCTTGTCGCCGAGCGCCCCCTCGATACCTTCCAGCGTGTCGGCGATCATCTCCGGCGTCAGGTCGTCGGAGGTTTCAATCAGTTCGTGAAACTTGGCGTAATCAGCGGCCAGTGCAATAGCTGTAGTGCTCACGATGCTTTCTCCTCGGTCAGTGCGGCGATGCGTTCATCTTTCAGTGCGGTGAGGCGGCGCAGGCGGCCGGCCAGGTATTGGGCAAACTCTTTATCGCCTTTTCCGTCGGCGGCCTTGCGATGGGCTTCAATCTCACGAGCGACAGAACCGTGAACCTTGGTTGCTTCATTCGCCGTAACCGCGCCTTTGAGGGTCTCGGCCACTTTCGCCAGATGCTCGTCCAGCTCTTCACGCATACGGGTTACGCCTTCGGCTTTCTCGCTGGCGTTCTTGAGCGCGAATTCTGCATCGTTCTCTTGGCGGTAGGTCAGATCGTCGTACAGGCCGAGGAACACGTCGGCGGAGAAGCCGAGTTGTGACAGGGCTTTTTTGGTGGCGTCTGTAAGAGACTTTTTCGGGGCTTCACCGTCGCTGAGTGGACCGTTTTTGCTCTTGTAAACGTATGGCGTGCAGCCATAAGCGATCACCTCGCCAGTCTGACCGCTGTGCTTGTACCACAGGCGGATTTTCACGGTGTGGTTTACCTCACACAGATAACCGCCGGCGCCGTTCGGAATGATCTCTTGAATAAAGCTCCCGTCCTGCTGCTTTACCGATCGCATGATTGGAGCGCCGTTATCGAAACGCTCTTCGATGATTTCTACACCCCAGTTAATGCCCTGTGGCCCGAATACTTTGGTGGCCTGCATCACCATGTATGTGCCGTTGATCGATGTGCCGCCGCCGTTATTGCTGAATGCCTTGGTAAACTTGGCATCGGTCTTATAAACGCGGTTCCAGACTCCGAGGTTGTCGCCATCCTCCGCCGATTGCTCAGCGATTACCTGCTCAACCTGCGCGGCGCGCTGCTGGAAATCGTCGGCTTTCAGCTGCTGCGCCAGTGCTTCTGCGCGGTCGGCGTTTTCTTCTGCCTGCTGCAGTTGCGGGGATTTCTCCGCTGGTGCGTTGGCGTAAACGCCATAACCCATCTGATCCAGTTGCTGCTTGGCTTGCGCCGCTGCTGCGTCGGTAACTTGCTGCTGCGCCACTTCCGTTTTTTCACCTTGATTTGAGGCGGCAGATTGCGCCGGGCCGGTCTCCGCATGCTGCTGCTCACCGCTGCCGATCAGGCCGTCGATTGAAAAGCGGCCGCCGCCAAGGTTGGCCACCTCGACCGGCTTCTCGTCGTCCTTGCCATAGTCCGTCAGCTCGGCGCATGCAGGGTGGCCAGCAAGACGGGATTTCACAAAGTGCAGGCGTTCGGCGTCGTCGCTGATCAGCTTCAGGTTTTTCAGTCCATCGGAAATGATGTCGTGGCGCACATCGGTTTCGACGTTGAGAATGCCGACGATCACCCGCAGCGTTTTGTCCCACGCGCGCCAGGCGTTATCGCGGTTCGCGATAATCTCTTTGGCGTTCTTCACGTCGGCCGCTTTCGCCTCTGCAGGATTAACGCCCATGATCGATAACGCTGTGTGCATGCTCAGGGTGTTGTAGTCGGCCGCGCCGCCGGCATTGTCGGTGCTAGTGCTGTTCTGCGTCAGCTTTTCTCGGTCGTCAGGATTTGCGACCCAGGCCTGCGCGAATGCTGTGGTGGCTTCTTCGGTCGGCATGGCAGTAGTGTTTTGGAACAGTGCTGAAACCAATTTGTAGACGGATGTGGGGTGCATGGCGCCGACAGCGGGAACTGATACAAGCCCGTCGATCACCGCGCGCATGCCGGTATCATCTGGCGTTTCCTCGTCATTGAGCAAATCCACAACCAGCGATAACTGGCTGTTATCGATCTCAGCATCACCGTACATCACAACTGCGGCGATCCGAACGTTGGCAGGCTGCGCCATCAGGTCGATAGGCCCGGCCGGCAATTCTGGCTCTGGCTCTTTTGGCGTCCACGCGTTGCCGTCGAACACGTTCTCAGCGGCAAACTTTTCATCGAACTGGCCAATAGCCGGGCGAGGGTGTCCGGTCTGATCTTCCACGGTTTTCGCCCCGAAAAAGTTATCAACGCTTTCAGGGTATTTTTCGTAAAGCTTGCCGATCGCGATACCCTCGGCCGCTTTCTTGTTCGGCGCATCAAGCGCGATCACCAGCGCCACCGCGCCGTTAACCAGAGCCTTTTTCTTCGGCTCAAAAAGTGAAATGTAGATAGGCATTTTGGGTCTTTCCTCTGTTAAAAACGGCGCTGGTCAGGCGCCGGGGTGGGTTAAAACTTCTCGAGCGCTACGGCTTTCACGTTGTCGCAATACCAGCTGTAAAGCTCACACTGGCGTTGCTGCAGGGTGTCAGGCGTCGCCATCATTACGGCCATCAACAAGCGGTCGCGGGTGTCGGCGGCGGTGCTGTCGATGTGGGTGAACACCTCGATCGCCTCGTCGGAATAGCCGTGCGTCGCCGCAGCTTCGAATTGGTCGCGTTGCCCGGCCTCATCATGGCGCTGCCACAGCGCCAGCTCTGCGCTCAGGTTGTGGGTTTCGATATCCATGGCCACGCCCTCAGTACGGGAGTTCGTCGGCGTCGACAGGGCAGTGCTCAATGCAAAGCAGCTGCTGCACCTGATCGTCGATCTCTGCGATACGTTTGTAAGTGGTGTCGGCCAGACGGGCTTTTTCCAGCTGCAACGCTTCAACCTGTTTCCCGATGATGTCGATCGGCTCAGGCTGGTTAACGTCGATGTGGATTGTGCGGGTTTCCAGCAGCACGTATTCCGGGTACTGAGACATGTCCATGGTGAACACTGAGATTTTCTCTTGGGTGTACTGGCTAACGTTCGCGTGGATAAACAGCGTGACGGGTATCTGTAGTGCTTTCATAGCGACTCCTGATATACTGCTTACTGATCAGTAGCGTAAGCGGCTGGTCTTTCCTCTGCGTAGGGTTGGTCCCCTACGCAACCTGATGATTGGGTTGGTCCCCTTTCATCCATCTCCCCGAGATGTAAACCCGGGGTAATTAGCCCGCCGCGTGCGGGCTTTTTACTGCCTAAAATTTGGTGCCGGTCTTTCCCGGCTGTCAGGCTGGTCAGGCCTTTGGTCTTTCCTCGATTGCCGCGTTAAAAAATGCCCCAAGGCTCGGGACCAAATCTCACACAGCATGGTCTTTCGGGTTGTGGTGGCCGAGAACAACGCCCCGAAGTTACGACTACCACGTTTAAATTCTTTGCCGCGTATCGCCCGGCTGGCGGAACATTTCTGAACAACCGCTGCAGGGTTAGTGCGCTGTTGATGGAAAGTAATTTAGATAATTCTAACTTTGTGGTCAATATAAAATTAGATAAAACGAACAAAATGAGCAATAAAAAACCCCAACGTCATGAAAACATTGGGTTAATTTTTATAGGGCTTTTCTGGCTTGAAGCAACTCTTCAAACAGCCGGTTCAGACCATCGACTTTTTCCCGAAGAGAGGCTAGGTGGGCTTCTTTCTCAGACTCTGGTAATGCCTTAAACAAATCCAGCAGTTCAGTTTCACGTTCATCAAGTTGACGCGGCAACTCAACCGGATCGCCTGGCTGCTGATTCTCATCTCCGTAAAGAATCCACGTAGGTGAGCATTGTAAAGCCTTGCTGAGGGCAAATAGATTTTTCCCTCCTGGCTCACTGTCACCCGTCTCCCATTGCGAGATTGTGACGTGGGCAACCTGCACGTTCTTTGCAAGAGCGCGCTGGGTGAGTTTCAGTTCTTTTCTTCGCGCACGAATGCGCTCGCCGGGTAATGTCATAGTTAGATTATTCTAAATTTTCTTGACTTCGTTATCCTGAACATCTAGTTTGTTAGACAAATCTAACAAGAGGTGTCCGTATGTATACCGCAGATGCAATCGCATTCTTCAAAACTAAAGCAGGGCTGGCTGCTGCGGCCGGCGTAAAAAAACCAACTGTTTACGCATGGGGCGAGCTTGTTCCCGAAGGGCGTGCAGCTCGTCTTGAACGTATTACTAACGGTGCCCTGAAATACGATCCCGCGCTTTATCAAAACCGCGACGGTGTCAACAAGGGTGCAGCTTAACAACCAACCCCACCGAAATCCGATTAAGCAAAATTGGTTTTCGAGCGACAGGAGACGCGAAGTGGAAAACATCGAAAAACTGAAAAACGAGATCTTGAGCTGGGCGGCGGAGCAGGGGCAGGAACACGTTGCCATCGAGATCACTCGCGCATGGTTCCAGCTCGGTGCCGACGGTGACCGGGTTCGGCTGTACCCGATCGAGGATGAAACCGGCGCCGCCGACTGGCGGGCGATCAACACCAACCGGCAGGCGATATTTCGCCACATGCGCAGCGAGTCGAAAGCCGCGCGCGAGAAGGTGCTGGAACTAGCCGACGCTATGCTCGCCGCTCTGCCGGCGGAACGGCGCGCCCGGCTGGCTGGCCCGACTCAACAGTATTTGCTTTCGGTGGCCATCCGTGAATTTGCCGCCGCGGTTATCGCAATCCTACTTGGCGCATGTGACACGCCTCAGCGCATTGCCGGCGCACTTGTCGCCCTGCAGGAAACCCAGCGCCTGACCAGCGCCGCGTAAAACTTTGTACCGAGGAAAGACCAATGCAAGCCAACCACATCACTTACCGGAACGGCTGGCGCCTGAATGGCATGCCCGCCGACGCCGCAGAAATCAGACCGATTTTTGAAGATCGCCAGGCTGCCGCGCATGCCGTCTGGGAACAATACGAGCAGGGCAAGGCCGCGCTGCGTGAAGAAAACTTATCGCCGGAGCAGTACCAGGACGCGTGCCGCCAGCTTGCAGACTCGCTGGGGATCTGATCATGAGCATGGAAATGATGGTGCGGGCCATGAAAATCAAAGTCGGCAACCCGCTGCGCAAATTGGTGCTGCTGAAACTGGCCGACAATGCCAGCGATCAGGGTGAATGCTGGCCATCGGTGCCTTACATCGCAGAGCAGTGCGAGATCTCCGAGCGCTCGGTGCAAAATCACATTCGACAGCTGGTCAAAGATGGGCTGGTGCGCATCGAAAAACGCCTGGCTGAGAACGGACTTAATCGCTCAAATGTTTACCACATCACCTTATCTGGCAGTGGTGCAAATCCTGCACCCTATGGTGCAGCTCCTGCACCAGGTGGTGAATCTCCTGCACCAGGGGGTGGTGCAGCTCCTGCACCCAGAATCAGTCACTCTTTTGAATCAGTCAATGAATCACCCCCTAACCCCCAGGAGGGGGACGACGCTGGCGCGCCGGATAAGCCGAAAAAAATTCAATATCAGGACGTGGCTGACGCCTACAACGAAATCCTGGGTGATCGTCTGCCGAAGGTGCAGGAGCTGAATGACAAGCGCAAACGCCAAATCAAGCGTCTGCTGGGCGAGCTGCATGAACCGACCCTTGACGCGGTGAAAGCCTACCTTGAGACGTTCGCCGACACTGCCGGGCCGTTTTACTTCGGCGACAACAAACGCGGCTGGCGTGCCGGATTCGATTACCTGCTCCGTTCCGAAGTGCTGGTTAAAACCCGCGAGGGTTCGCTATGACGCCGCAGGAGATGGAAGCGACGGTGCTGAGCGGCCTGCTCGTTGGCGGCGCCACGCCTGACGCACTGGACGTAATTGCGACCATGCCCGAGGACGCTTTCAGCATCCGGTTTTACCGCGAGGCTTACCGGGAAATTAAAAAACAGGCGCTGACGCACGGTGTGATCGACGTGGTGCTGATCAGTGAGGCGCTCGGCGGCGATAGCCTGGCTTCGCTGGTGGAAGTTAGCCGCATGCCCGGCACGCTGGCCAACCTGAAAGGCTTCGCGACGCTGGCAACCAAGGGCTGGCGCAGCCGCCAAATGGCCACGCTGCTGCAGGATGGCGCCGACAGTATCCGCAACGCCAGAAACCAAGAGCAGCGCGACGCCGCGATCCAGTCGTCCGTAACCAAGCTGATCGAAATGTCTGCCGATACCGGCGGCGTGGTTCCGGTGCACCTGGGCGAGCTGCTGGGCGGTTACATGGACTTAATGGATCGCCGCATGAAGGGCGACGCCGAAATGCGCAACCTGTACAGCGGGATCGCTGAGCTGGACGCGATTACCGGCGGCTGGAACGCGCAGGATCTGATTGTGGTCGCCGGCCGCCCAGGGATGGGTAAAACAGAGTTCGCTCTGAAAGTGATCGAAGGAGCCACGCGCGACGGCGGCGGGGCGCTGATTTTCAGCATGGAAATGGCGGCGCTGCAGATGGTAGAGCGCTCCGTCGCCGGGGCCGGAAACCTGTCAGTGTCGAAGCTGCGCAAGCCGGAATCGCTCTGTGACGAAGATTGGGGGCGGATACACACGGCGCTCGAGGTGCTGAACAACCGTGATATCTGGATCGTTGACGCAACCGATCTGAATGTTGACCAGATCCGCGCAATCACCGAAACCCACAAACGTCGCTACCCGCATTTGGCCGTCGCCATGGTCGATTATCTGGGCCTGATCGCCAAGCCAAAAGTGGAGCGCAATGATCTGGCCATGGGCCATATTTCCCGCAGCCTGAAAACCATGGCCATGCGGAGCAAAACGCCGGTGCTGGCGCTGAGCCAGTTATCGCGGAAAGTCGATGATCGCCCGGTCACCGCCCGGCGGCCGACAATGTCCGACCTCAGCGAATCCGGCAAGGTTGAACAGGACGCCGACAGCATCGTGTTGCTGTACCGAGACGGGGTTTATAACCCGGACGGCCCGGCGGCGCGCTACGCAGAAATCATCGTTGGTAAAAACCGATTCGGCCCCGGCGGCACGGTTTACCAGGAGTTTAAAAACGGCCACTTCGTCGCCTGCGATCAGGTAGTGGCACAGGAAGCAACCCGCATCCAGAAGGAGGCGCAGCAACCAAAACCGAAAGAACGACGTTACGCGACAAAGCCATTCTAACCGGCGCCTGACCAGCGCTTGAAAGACCAAAACGAGGAAAGACCATGAGCACTATCAACGAAATGATCCGCGATAAGCGGTTTGTGATGGATGACGGCTGTGATCACCTGCCGGCCATCATGGACAGAATCAACCAGGCAGCTCGCGCCCGTTCCCGCGCGCCGTACTGCCCACCGCCAAAACCCCAACGCGTCGCCCGGCCGGCAGCCGAATCCGGCCCGATCGTCAAAATCGGTGACCGTATAAGCTACGGCCGCCGGGTGATGACAGGTATCTACGAGCTGCAGCGCCTGGGGCGCTCCCCCGAGTGCATCGCGCTGATGCTCCGTATGCCCCTCGATCGGGTACTGCACATCCTGAAGCCTATAACGGCCGTACGTCGCGAGATACAGAAAAGCGTGGCAAGTGGGCTACCCCCACGCGAAAAAGACGTCATGCGCCGTCTGGCGGCCGAATCGAGGGCATAAACCATGGCCGGGCAATCGGACTATCTACCTTCCGGCCTGCCATTCAATCGAGGCGCCTGGACGCAGGAACAACGCGATTTAGAGCAGTTCGACCTCCGCGCATGCAGCCTGATCCGCGATTTATTCGCGAGGAAGATCACCCGCACAAAGGTGCTGGTGGCGATTGAAGAGGCGCCGGAGCAATACCGGGAACATTTCAGAGCACGCCTGAACTACTGGCGTGATCGCAGAGAAGGGAAGGGGCAATGACAAATTTGAAGGGGTGGGTGATCCGCTATTCATGGGCAGAGCTGTATTGAATATGCGCGATTTTCTGGGAATTAGGCGTGTCTGCCGTTACTTTGGCGTTGGTATCATGGCGTCTACAGTGCGCTATCAAATCCTTGGTGGTACTTCTTGATTTTCGCATTAAAATTATGTGAAAATCATGAAGTGCCCACAACTCCCACAACTGAGGAAGAGTAGCGATGATGAGTGATGCAAAGTGCAAGATCGCCGTGCAGGAGGATTCTGTAGTTCGCCTAGCGCAGTTAGGTATTGACGAGCAGGATATTCATAATGCAATTACAAGTGCTCTTTACGAGCGTCGTAGAACCAGCAAGTTGCACCCAGTCATTGATGGCGGATTCCGTTTTTGGAGTCAGTTAGTTGCTGCACTGCGCGGTGAGCTAATTGCGAAAGATTTAGGCTGGTCCTCTTCCCGGCAAAATCGCATGGAGTTAGTTCATAACTCAAAGTTAGGGATCAATTTGGTCATCACAGCCGGCGATAAAGATACTGGTAAACCTGATGGGTGGCCGAAAACCAAGAATGCGAAAGGCGAAGCTACAATGAGTATCGTCAATAGCAACTCTGAAACACTTGATCTATTCCCGATTGAGCCATCTCTTTTTTCAACTGATGGACTCCAACCTGCAGCAGACACAACTCAGAATTATATCGTTCTTTATTATTACGATAGTGGTAACAAAGAGGTCCGCTGTGAGGTTTCTTTGCCGATAGGTATGGCAGTTGTAAACGGGTTTGCGAAAGTAAATTCGTGGGCTGAGCGAATTGTTTTAGCTCCAATTCCGTTTGATGGTGGTGAAATCATCCTTGATGAAGATTTCATCGAAGAAATAGATATCGACGTTGTAAGAATATGAATGAACTAGATTCAGAGCACAAAAAGCTCTTTAACCCTACTCGGCTAAAGCTGGCTAGGATTAGGAGAAAAATGACCCTGAAAGAGCTGGCAGAAGCCACTGGGTTATCTTCCCGTATAGTTATTGAGTATGAAAAAGATTATTGCCTTTATGCACCAACAGAAGCTACCGTTGCGGCTTATGTTAGTGTACTTAAGTACCCTGAATCGTTCTTTTTTGGTGAAGATGTTGAAAGTATAAATCCTGACACGGTTTCATTCCGTTCTTTGCGGAAGACCAAAGCAGCAGAGCAACATGCTGCAATAGGTGTTGGTGGTCTTGGAGTTATGGTAAGCAGGTACTTTGATGAAAGCTTTAAATTACCTGCTGTCGATATTCCTGACATGAGGGGAAGTGAGTCAGAAACCGCAGCTGAATCTCTAAGAGAATCATGGGGCTTAGGGAAGAAAAGTATAGGAAATATGATTCACCTTCTTGAAAAACATGGGGTTAAAGTTTTCTTTCTTGCTGAGGATACGGCTGATATCGATGCCTTTTCTTTCTGGAAAGATGGTATTCCTTATGTGTTCTTAAATACTCAAAAGACTGGTGAACGAAGCCGGTTTGATGCTGCTCATGAGTTAGGCCATTTGGTATTGCATAGGCATGGAATCCCTCAGGGGCAAGATATTGAAAAAGAGGCAGATGCGTTTGCATCCGCGTTCTTAATGCCAAAAGAGAATATACTTGCGGCTAAATTAGCATTTCCTACTTTAGAGAAAATAATTCAATTAAAAGCCAATTGGCGAGTTTCTGCTATGGCATTAATTGTGAGGATGAGAAATGTAGGGGCTTTAACCGACTGGCAATATAACAGCTTGATGAGAGATGCATCTTCTAAAGGTTATAGAACTGGAGAGCCAGGGGGTATTGAAAGGGAACGTTCTCTAATTATTGAAAAAATAATGGGTAGCCTCAACTCTGATGGTATTTCTATGGTTTCAATAGCAAATACTTTAAACATCCCATTAGATGAAATATCCAACTTGCTATTTGGTATGTCAGTAGTCCAAGGTGCAGATGTAAAATCAGTAAAAAGCAGAGCAGATTTGAAGCTTGTCTAGCAAAAGTTGAGGTTAGAACATGCAGGATTTAGAAAGAAAAATTTATGATGTTCTCGCAAAATCTGAAGCCACGGTAGGGCTCGGCTCGTCTGAAACTGCGAACAAATTGATCGAGGTAGCGCGGCCGTTTTACAAGAAAGCCGATCACACCGGTAGATACAGAATCATAAACAGGCTCAACGCAATGAGAAAGGAGCCAGGGATTCCCTTCCCGGAAAACCTCAGTAAAGTGCTAGGAAATTAACTTAACCCGCTTCGGCGGGTTTTTTTGTTTACTCATGGCTCATACAAAACTACTGTGTGTATGTACAGTTTTCTTTGGTGCAATAATTTTGAAGGGAATATTGTTGTGCCTAGGAGTAAACAAAAATGACTATAGAACAAGATATCATAAAAAAATTACCATACTACGGCCGTGTGCTACTGAGGTGCGAGGGCGGTCGAGTAACTGGCGTCAGAACACTCCGAGATAACGAGCACGTCGCATCATTTAATGCATTGATTGATTTGGCAAAATGTGCTGGTTATTCAATTGTAAGACCCGATGGAAAGGCGCTATAATTAAAGGGCTGGCATGAACACCCAGCCCGTTCTAATTCTGAACAGCTGCTGCGCTACTGGAGATTATCAATGGCGCAGTATTCGTACATCAAAGCAGCAGGTGATTTGCTGGTACCCGCAACCCAGGATGCCAGGGATTTTCTGCGAGCCCAAAAAATCGGCTCTATCTTATACGCCGATTTCAAACAGACCCGAAACCCGGCTTTTCATCGCAAGCTGTTCTCGTTGCTGAATCTCGGCTTTGACTACTGGCAGCCGACCGGTGGCACCATTTCCCCCGCAGACAAAGCGCTTGTGAATGGCTATGTAAAATTCCTTGCTTATTACGCCGGCGGCGAAGATGCGCTGCAGGCCGCTGCTAATGAATATCTGGCTGATGTCGCCGATAAGCGCGCCGGAAATATTAGCGCTGCAAAATCCTTCGAAGCGTTTCGCGCCTGGGTAACCATTCAGGCCGGCTTCTACACCGAATTCATCATGCCTGACGGAACCATTCGTAATGAGCCAAAGTCGATCTCGTTCGCCAAAATGGACGACATCGAATTCGGCGAATTCTATAAAGCCGTCCTTGATGTGCTCTGGAACTACATCCTGTTTCGCACTTTCCCCGATCCGCAGTCTGCAGAAAACGCTGCCGCCCAGCTGATGGGGTACACGTCATGAGCAAATTAACCAAAGAGGCTCGCGGCCGAGAGTGTCAGGTGCGGATCCCCGGCGTATGCAATTTCAACCCAGAAACTACTGTGTTGGCGCATTACCGGCTGGCCGGCACCTGCGGCACTGCAATAAAGCCAGACGACACGCAGGCTGCGTGGGCCTGTAGCGCCTGCCACGATGAAGTAGACCGCCGCACGCGCCTTATCGACGCGAACGACGCCCGACTGATGCACGCCGAAGGCGTAATGCGCACGCAAGAAATTTTGAGAAAGGAAGGAAAGCTATGAAATTGGACATGTACGAAGTGCTGTCCCGTTGGGGAGTGTGGGCACGAGAAAGTAGTGGCATTGATTATTCGCCAATCGCTGCAGGCTTCAAGGGGCTATTGCCTCACCCGTCCAATGGTAAGCTGTCCTGCTGCGATGATGATGGGTTGGTAATCGATGGATGTGTGGCCAGGTTGAAGAGATATAAGCCCGAAGAGTACGACGTGGTGATTGCGCACCATGTTTATGGAATATCCTTACGCAGGATTGCCAAGATACGTAAGTGCTCGGATGGAACTATCAGGAAGGAGATGCAAACTGCTGAAGGATTTATAGCTGGATGTTTATCACTATTAGGTCACTGTCTTTAAATATATAGTATGTGAGGGGTAACCCCCTCACAATTTTCAATGTGTTTTATCCGTAGAGGCTTTCTTGTTGCTTAGAGATTTCTTCACTGTCATTTAGATATTCTATTAAATCTTTAATTGCAATTAGTTCCATTTCGCTTTGTTTGTTATGCTGGTGTATTAATCTATGAGTTAACCCATGGTATGAGCGAGAGTCTAAATTATCTTTGTTCAAATATGAGATTACATCGTAATTGCCTTGGTAATCCTTTCCTATTTCCCAAACTACAACAAGATCAATGTCATTTGAATTTTTAGAGCCATCCTCGATATTTTCTATCAACCCATCAAGCGAAAATTTGTACTCAAGTATTTTGGGTGAACTGCGAAATCCATCAGTATAGATGTCTAAGACATCTTGAGTTATCCCTAGAGGATTTATTTCCTCATCGTACAAGTGATGTTGAAATGGTTCTTTAATCTCGAGCCTGAACATGCCGTCGTAAGTAAAATACTCATTCGTTGACATGATTTTAATTCCACGAATAACGCCGCCAGCAATAAGTTGATTAAATAAGGCGATAACATCTTGCTCTCTAGTAGGGATAGATGATATTGATATTTCATTTACAGGGTTAAAGAAGTTCTTATTAATTAAATTAAGTGGCTTGGCTTTTTCATGGTCCTCGAAATCTCTCTTCCAAGTTTCAACAAGGTGTTGCCTTTTCAGATCAACAGGGGCTCCCGAATTTGCTTTGAAAAATTTTTTGTATTTGCTTTGAATGATATCTTCTATTATCTTTCTTGATAAACTTTTTGCAAAATCAACTATTTCACTTTGAAAACCTTTGCGGCCCATATCGGCTGAGCAATTATCGAAATGAACTGCAATATGGATCTGGTTTTGTCTACCGATGTTTCGCAATAAAGGAATTTGAATCATTTCTCCTTGAGGCATATTGTTAGCACATAGTTGTATGCCCGGTGAGATTATTTTATGCCCATTTCTTATCTTCAATGACTCATTGTATGAAGTCCAGACTTTGGCGCTGTGCATATAAGAAAAATAAAATCTTGGGTTAAATTTTTCTATGATTGACTTTTCGTTATCATCTAGCTGTAGTCTTTTGTTTAGTTCATTTTTTTCAAGGATAGAGTAGATGCACTCAATATCTCTTAATTTTGATGGTAATTTTGCATTTATTCCGTCTTTGTTGAAAACTCTTTCAACTTCATTTTCAATATCTTTTAATTCGAAATTTTTTTTAGTGAACTTGTGCGGCCAGTTATACTCTGGGGATTGTATTTTTAATTCCGTTTCATTCCCATGTTGATCTATTGTTTTTATTTTTGCAATGACACCTTCGGCTTTAAAGAAACAGCCAAGACCTGTTTTAATTAGTAATATCTCCTTCCATTTCTCCGCTGTATCAGCTTTTATCCAACTTAATTCTTTGGGATGTGTGGATTGATCGAATTTAACAGTGATGGAAACACCAGTTTTATAGGTATCAAAACTACTGTCATTACAGCCGTTGCTATCTGGTTTGATTTGAGGATTGCCAGAGGGAGAGTCGTCAGAAAGCCAATGTCTTGCATCTAACATTTTACCAATGGCTGAATAATCATCCGTTTTAGTGCAGATTTGAATATAATTAAAACCATAAGCTAAGTATGTTGCTCCTACACCTTTATGGCCACGAGTTTTCCCACCTGATTTAAAAGAAAAGCATGGTGCCAAAAACTGTGTGAACTTTTCCTCAGAAAGCCCAATTCCATTGTCAGAAACAGTAAGGGAGTTCTTGCTGATGTCTACAATTATTGAAATTTCAGGTTGATAACTTGAATTTAATATTTTTTCCTGATTTGATTTTTCATCAATTGAATCTAATGAGTTCTGTATTAATTCACAGAACGGATCATACCATCCAACATAGGAACTTAAAATATTGCTAATTTCACGTTTGAGTGCATGAGATGCAACTTCTGTATCTGCAATATGTTTCGCTCTCAAAGGATCAAAAGGTGAGAAAGAGTTCATTTTTTTTCCATTTTTGATAAGTTAAATTAATACTTTACTAAAATAGTAACGCGTACGCAAAAACTGTTGTATCGTGATAAGAATGGTTACGTAGTCACGTAGCTTAGCAACTTTGGAAACCTCGCTTCGGCGGGGTTTTGTCGTTTTAGCCTCTTTGCCAAAACAGTCAATCCCTGCGCACTTACCCTGTCATCGAGTGACTATGGCGGGGGGCTAAACCATTTCTATCACCCGGTGCCGGGACAGATCCCCGGAAGGGGGAGGTATGTAGATGGATAAGTACAGCTCCCAGCTCTCGTACTGGATTGCTTCGCTATTGGCTGCTACTGGTGCCATGACCTTGCAAGATTGGGCTGTATTAGTAGGGATCCTCGTTGCCGTTTTTACGGCGGGGGTGAACTGGTATTACAAACGCAAATTGGTCAATAAGCTCACTGCTGTCGGTTATGACAAAGAGCGCGCGAAAGCAGCCTATAAAGCGATGAGCGAGTGATGCCATGAACCCACAATTGAGAAATAAAATCGTCGCCACCATCACCGGTGGCGGCGGGGCGATTGCGATCGCCACTGCAATGCTCGGCGGCCACGATGGGTTAGAGGGGCGGCGGTATGTGGCCTATCGCGACGTCGTCGGCGTTCTGACGGTCTGCGATGGACATACCGGCGCCGATATTATCCTCGGCAAGCGATACAGCGACGCAGAATGCGATGCGCTGTTGAAATCTGACTTGCAGAAAGTCGCACGGATTGTCGATCCCGCGATCAAGGTTAAAACCACGGAAACCCAGCGCGCCGCTATTTACTCGTTTTCGTACAACGTCGGCCCGTATGCCTTTATCGGTTCTACGATGCTGAAAAAATTGAATGCCGGCGACCCGGCTGGTGCGTGCGGTGAACTGAAGCGCTGGAAGTATGCCGGCGGCAAAGAGTGGAAAGGGCTGATCACCCGGCGTGAGGTCGAAAACACCGTCTGCACCTGGGGCCAATCATGAACGGCTGGATGAGCAAGATCGCCGGCGGCAGCCTGGTGCTTCTGTTGCTGGTGGCTATCTGCCTTGGCGGTTACAGCTCGCTGTTGTCGCACCGGTTGGAGCTGGCACGCCAGCAGACCGCAGAGCAGCAGAAGACGCTGGCACAACAGGCCGGGCTGATAGCCACGCTGCAGACACAAGATGCGCAAAACCGCGCGCTGATGGCGGCGCAGCAACAGCGCGAACAGCAGCTGCGCCAGCAGCACGAAACCGCCCAAAGGAAATACCGTGAAGCGATTAAAAACGAACCCTGCGCTGGTCGGCCTCTGCCTGTCGCTGTGCTTGAGCTCTTGCGCCCGGCCACCGGAACCCCCCCCGGCGCCGTTAATCCTCCTTCCCCCTGAATCAGTTTTCACTACCTGCGATAGACCGCAGCTGCAAGGTGATACCTGGGGCCATGCTGTAAGCTACACATTAGCCCTGCAAACGGCACTTCTTGTTTGCTCTAGCCAAGTAGAGACGCTACAGAAGTGGAGAAATAGTTATCCACAGTAGTGAACGCTTGCGATAAGGCTAATTTCAGGTATCATCTCATTGTTAACCCAAGGAATGTTCTAAGGAGGTCGTTTTGACCAAACTTTTGAACTTCCCCTTAAGCAACCGCTGATCGTGACATCAGGGTTCCTGAGCCAGGGGTAACAAAAATAGAAAGGATAGTGAGTAGGGAGATCAACCAAGATGGGTGACCATTTTGAGAGTATTATCCCCAGTGTCTGCGACGCTGGAGTCTCCCGCCTTATTGGTCACGCGATGAGGTTAATGCATGAAAAGCCAAGTGGCTCAGGTGACGTTGATAGTCCTATTTCCTCCGTTGAGGCCCTTAAAGAGAACTTCAGGGATTATGCCGAGAAAATGGATTGTCGGTAATTCGCGTTTAGCTTGGCCTTCCTTTCACCTACATCAACCGCCTATTGGCGGTTTTTTATTGTCCATCACTGAGCATCTATCTAGGTGCTGCGTAATGCGCAAGCAAATGAGTCGAAGAAAGAACCAAAGTGATTGACATTGATTAGATAAAAAATTGTACCCTACAACGATGAACTAACCTTCCGTTGTTGCCTGAGTGATTGATGAAATGGGTCCCTAAAATCTCCCATGGGAGAACGAATCGACACCAGTGTAAAAATGATTTTCGATATTAATAAATACAAAATAATTCACAAAATTAAGTAATTCGCTTTAAAAAATGATGAAGTGCCAGAAAGGCTGGATTTTTCCAAGAGATCAGATATCTTACATTTTTTGACTTTTGTGAGGTAGATGATGCAAACAGATCTAGAATATCTACGCGGTATGCTTAATGTTTTTGTTGAGTCCAGCGAACCATTAATTGCAGCGACTGATATTGATAAGGCAGGTTATGAGATTTCAAGTGAAAAAGGCTTGTTTCATTATTACCAACTAGTGGAAAGAGGGTTTATAAGTAATCACTATCTTGAAACTGGGGACCCAAAGTTATTAGGACTGGTTATAAGCCAAGATACTATTACTTCGTGGCCTGCGAACGTGCGATTGACTACAGCAGGGCAAGAATTTGCCGAAACACTCCAGCAAAAAGATGTTTTTGAAAAGTTAAAGGAAATCAGCGACCAACCTTTATCTGTGATTAAAGAGGTAGGACTAGATCTCCTCAAAGCATATACTAAGAAGAAGTTTGGGCTTGACGGCTGACCACCTCTAACGTGGTGTTAAAATGTATAAAATAAAGTCACCGAAACTATCCGGCTTATTGTGGGGTAGTGGCTAGTGGCTTTTTTATTGGAGCACGCTATGTCACAACCGGAAGAAAGCTGCCTCGAGCGCGATTACTGTGCCGGTCAACTTTCTCTCCGCGACTTGGCAGAGATATACGGCATCAGTGAGGGGGCAATTAGAAAGCGCGCCAAAAAGCATGGCTGGGTACGCAAGGGAAAGAGCGGTACGCAAAAAAGTACGCAGGTACGCAAAAGCGGTACGCAAAAAGGAAAGGTGCGTACCAGCGCAAAAGCCAACACAGAAGCGGCCGCCTTGGATGATGCCATCAGCCCATATGTTGATTACGGGGATGACGATAAGCCAGGCCTAGACCCGCGCAAATACGGGTTAAACGATATGCAGTGGCGTTTCGTGAATGAGTACCTCATCGATTTGAACAGGACGGCGGCATACAAACGAGCGGGTGGGAAGGGCGAAGGCAACACGGCCTATGTCAGCGCCAGCCGCATGTATAGAAACGCTAAGGTGAACAGGGCAATCAGCGACGCGCTGGCTGCTCGCGAACGTCGCACCCAGATCACCCAAGATGCAGTCCTGAAAATGTGGTGGGACATCGCCACGGCCGACGTCAACCAGATCACTGAGTACCGTCGGTTATGCTGCCGTTATTGTTGGGGCTTCGGCCACCAGTATCAGTGGATGGATGCGGTGGAGCACGAGGAGGCGGCGGTGAAGGCTAAAGCCGCGAATAAGCCTGAGCCATCCGACAGAGGTGGTTACGGCTTTGATGCGATGCTGGATCCCAATCCTGAATGCCCTCGCTGCAATGGCACTGGCGTAGGCCGCGCGCACTTCCACGACTCCCGAGATTTGACCGGCGCCGCCCGGCGGCTTTTCGCTGGCATTAAGGAGGGCAAGTTCGGAATTGAAGTGATCACCCGAAATCAGGATGACGCGCTGAAGATGGTGGCGCAGCACCTGGGTATGGTGAGAAACAAGACTGAACTGAGTGGTCCGGATGGAGGCCCTGTCAAAACCGAAAGCGTCAATCTGACACCGGAAGAAGCTGCAGAGGCCTACCGCAAGCTGATGGGGTAAAACTGCCAGAAACAGCCCGAAAATCCAATTTTGGCACTATGCAAAAACACCCGTGTTTTATGCGCTGTTTATGCAGTCCGTTTTCAACGGATCTGGCTCGAAGATTGGCGGAAATAGGCGGTTGAAGGGGATTTGGTGATGAGTGCTATTACGGCGGTGCGGGTAACCACCATTATGTTAAAAAGGGCAGTTTTGCCCTTTTTAATGGGCAGCCTCTACTCAATCAGTTTCACATATCGGAATGCCGGGAGCCCTGAGATTCCTTCCGTGAAGGGTTCGCCAGACGATGTCAGTGTTTTTTCAGCTACTTTCCTCGATGCAATGTTTGATTCCCCAATTAAAGCTTCTACATAAAAAGTAGATATCCTGTCTTTGAGCCCGTATTGGAGTTCTTTAATCGCTTTTTCGACAAGTTCTGTTGCCAACCCCATGCGTCTAAAAGACTCAGCGACAGAATAACCAATTCCGAAGCATTTGATCCCATTAAGATCATCGCTGATAACAAAGACCGCACTGGCTTTCACCTTGCCATCCTCTATGAAAGCGTACGTTAGACGCCAATTACCCTCGGGGGTGTCATAGATCACTGACATTTCTGGGTGTAATTTGCATCTGTCAGGATGCACCAAATTAAGATCTAAAGCCTGTTGAAGGCTTAATAAACCATCATGAGGGTCTGTTATAGATTTAGCCATGAGCTCACCATTGTTGTTTGTAAAAGTCAAAGTGTGACGAATCGTCATCACAAATGTAATACATTTCATCAGGTTTATGATATGCCGATCCCATTCCCGTTCGACTTCAAAAACCCGGATTACACTCAGGTGTTCGAATGGCGGATGGAGCGCCTGCAGCGTATCAGGGCTAATACTGAATCGCTCCCAATCATGAAGGCCTTTTATAAGGACAACCCAGCCCAGTTCATCATTGATTGGGGAATGACGGTTGACCCGCGCAACGTCGAGCGCGGCTTACCGGCGCGCATCCCATTTCTGCTGTTCCCAAAGCAGGAGGAGTGGATCCAGTGGTTTGTAGAGCACTGGCGGGCATCAAAACCCGGCATCACGGAGAAAACCCGCGACATGGGCATGTCGTGGCTGACGGTAGGGATGGCGTCGTCGCTCTGCCTGTTCAATCGTGGTGTCTTTGCCGGCTTCGGCTCTCGCAAAGAGGAGTATGTCGATAAAATCGGCTCACCGAAGTCACTGTTCGACAAGGCTCGCAACTTTATTGGTTTGCTGCCGGTGGAGTTTCGCGGCGGCTGGAGTGCCAAACAGCACGCGCCGCACATGCGAATTCTGTTCCCGGAAACCGAATCAGCAATGACCGGTGAGGCCGGCGACGGCATCGGGCGTGGTGACCGCACAAGTTTCTACATCGTGGACGAATCCGCGTTCCTGGAGCGGCCTTATCTGGTTGATGCGTCGCTGTCTGCCACCACCAACTGCCGGCAGGACATTTCAACGCCGAACGGCATGGCCAACTCCTTCGCTGAGCGCCGTCATAGCGGCAAGATCGACGTGTTTACGTTCCACTGGCGTGATGACCCTCGCAAAGACCAGGCTTGGTACGACAAGCAGGTAGAGGAACTCGACGCGGTCACCGTGGCACAGGAAATCGACATCAACTACAGCGCATCCGTCGAGGGCGTGCTGATCCCGTCTGCATGGGTACAGGCGGCGATCGACGCTCACATCGCGCTTGGCATCGAGCCAACGGGCGTGCGCATGGGGGCGCTGGATGTTGCCGATGAGGGCAAGGACACCAACGCCTTTACGTCCCGTCACGGCTTCCTCCTAGAGGATATCGACGAGTGGTCGGGGAAGGGCGACGACATTTTTGGAACCGTTCAGAAAGCTTTTAACATTTGCGATCAGCAACTGCTTGATCACTTCCGGTTTGACTCAGACGGTCTGGGGGCCGGGGCGCGCGGCGATGCACGGGTAATAAACGAAAACCGAGAGGCTGAGGACATACCGACAATTGTCGCTGTGCCATTCCGCGGTAGCGGAGCGGTATTCGATCCTGAAGGCGAGGCCGTTCGTGGCGATAACGGACGGCCAGCCCGCCTTAACAAGGACTTTTTCGCCAATGCCAAAGCACAGGGGTGGTGGTCACTGCGTACCCGGTTCCAAAAAACCTACCGCGCAGTGACTGAAGGGATGGAATTTGATCCTGACGAAATTATTTCCATCTCTGGGACGATGAAAAAAAAGGACAAGCTGGTTATTGAATTATCCCAGCCCACTTACACGGTGAATGGTGTGGGGAAAATCGTGGTTGATAAAAAGCCTGACGGCACCAAATCACCGAACCTCGCCGACTCGGCAATGATCGCCTACGCCCCAATGGAAATGCCAATGCTCATTTCCGACGACTTTTTGGAGAGTATTTGATGTGGCCCTTTAAGCGAAAAAAAACGAGTGACGAGGCGCCGCCAGTGCAGGAGGCGCCAAAATCGCCAGGGATTGCGATCAGCGACGAGATGCTCGCCGAGGTCGGACACAAAAAGCGGCGTGAGTTCGAGAAATACGAACCGCCGGCCGGTGTTATCCCTGACGGTATCCGCAGTGCGATTCTTGCGATGGATGCAACGCCATACGATTCACTGAACGGCAGCTACCCCGATTACGTTTTCGGCGGCTTCCCTGGCTATCCCTATTTGGCGCAACTCGCCCAGCTACCGGAATATCGCCGGATGGTGAGCGTGATCGCCGAGGAAATGACCCGCAAATGGATCAAGGTTAAAGCGGCCAGTGACGGGGATGAAAGCAAGGCTGACCGCATCGCGCTACTCGTTAAGGCGATGGAGCGCTACAAGGTGCAGGATGTTTTCCGCCTGGCTATTGAGCACGACGGATTTTTCGGCCGCGGCCAGATATACATCGATGTGCGTTCCCCGCGCGGTTTGTCCGCATGGACGGATCCGGAGGAGCTGCAATCCCGACTGTTCCTGTCCAACAAAAAAATCACGCCCGGCTCGCTGGTGGGCTTTCGCGTGATTGAGCCGGTATGGACCTACCCAGGCATCTACAACGCCGATAACCCGCTGAGCGATGATTTCTACAAGCCGGCGGAGTGGTTCGTGATGGGTAAGACCGTACACGCCAGCCGCATGTTGGATCTGATTTCCCGGCCGGTTCCTGACATGTTGAAGCCGGCCTATAACTTCGGCGGCTTGTCGCTGACACAAATCGCCGAGCCCTACGTCAATAACTGGCTGCGTACCCGCGATAGCGTGGGTGATGTGCTTCATTCCTTCTCCCTGAGCGGCATCCTCACGAACATGGGGAATGCGTTAAGCGGAAAGAACGATCCCAACTATGCCAAGCGCGCGGAGCTGTATAACCGCACGCGGGACACGCGCGGCTTGTTGATTCTGGACAAGCAACAGGAGGAGTTCTTCCAGTTCAACACGCCACTGAGCGGGCTGGACACGCTTCAGGCGCAGGCACAAGAGCACATGTTCTTTGTCAGTGCGATCCCGTCGGTGAAGTTCGCCGGCCTGAGCCCCACGGGGTTGAATGCCTCGAGCGAGGGCGAGATCAAGGTGTTCTACGACACGATAGCGGCCGGCGCGTCCAGATTGCTCAAGCACCCGATAAAGCGCGTGATGGACATTATCCAGCTGTCGGAGTTTGGCGACATCGATCCGGATATCACCTTTGAATTTGAATCCCTGCACGAAATGACGCGTGAACAGCAGGCCGCCATCCGCAAAACAGAAGCGGAGACGGACCAGATTTACGAGGCCATTGGCTCAGTGACGAATAACGAGGTGCGCGAAAAATTGGCCTCGGATCCGAACAGCCCCTACAGCGGTCTGGATTTAAGCGGGGAGATTGAGATTGACGACGACGAAGACGACGAAAACTTCAACCTCGAGGAAAGCGCGTCGGAAAAAGACCCTCCGTCAGATCCGACCTAACGCGGGGATTGAGGCCTGGTACCGGCGGCAGCTGGTTAGGGCGGTGCAGGAGCTGCACAACAGCACGCTCTATTGGCTGCGCGCCGAATACCGGCAGACCGGGCTGGCGCAGGATGCCTCACCGGCGATCATGATGCGCGATGCCATGCGCAAATTGTCGCGGCGCTGGCGAAAAAAATTCGATGTGTTGGCCGGGAAACTGGCTGAGCGTTTCGCTTCTGATGTGATGAAGAATAGCGATGCGTCGCTTTCCACTGCATTGCAGCAGGCAGGTTTCACGGTGCCATTCAAAATGACGGCGGAAATGAACAACGCGCTGCAGGCGACCATCACCGAGAACGTCAACCTGATCCGCTCCATTCCGCAGCAGTACCTCACGCAGGTCGAAACGCTGGTAATGCAGTCGGTATCCCGTGGGCGTGATCTCGGCACCCTTACCAAAGAGCTGCAACAGCGCTATGGCGTCACCCGGCGCCGGGCGGCTTTTATCGCGCTGGATCAGAACAACAAGGCAACGTCTGCCATGCAGTCGGCGCGCCAGCGTGCGCTTGGCATCCGCCGCGGGCGCTGGCGCCATTCCCACGCAGGGAAAGAGCCGCGCCCCTCCCATGTGAAAGCCGACGGCAAAGAGTTCGATCTGGACAAAGGAATGTTTATCGATGGCGAATGGATCATGCCAGGCGAAAAAATACGTTGCAGGTGTGGATGGGAGGCGATTTTACCGGGACTGGAGTAATGAATGACGACTGAACGACTGGCATTTGACCGGGGTTCGGTGCGGCAAATTGATAAGGTCGGACGGCTGCAGGTCGAACGCAGCAACATCAGCAAGGCCAACGTGTGCGGCTATTACGGGCGAGAAATCCCGAATTCCGAGGCGCTGGGACTTGAGCCCGACCGGCTGTACATGCTGTACCGCGACCCCGACGAGCTGCGCAAGGCAGCGAAAACCTTCAATAACATCCCCATCCTTTGCCGACACAAGCCTGATTACCCAGGCGCGCCCGCGCGTGAGCTTCGGGTGGGGACAACGCACGCCAACAGTGATTTTGATGGCACCTACCTAACAAACGGATTGTCGATTTGGGACAACTCCGCCATCGCCGGTATCGAGACCGACGAGCAACGAGAACTGTCATCGTCGTATGCGTACGTCGCTGACATGACCCCAGGCGTTACCCCGGATGGCGTCAAATTTGACGGCGTGATGCGGGATATCGTCGGTAACCACGTGGCGCTGGTCGGTGACGGCCGGGCCGGATCCGATGTGCTGGTATTTGATTGCCTCCCGAAGGAGTTACAAAACATGAAATTAAATCGTAAGGGTGTCGCCATGCGCGCAGCGCTGGGCGCCTATCTTAAACCTCGCCTGGCTCAAGACGCCTCGCCGAAAGACCTCACGCAATTGGTGGGCCAGCATAAACGCCCCAACGCGATCGCGAATGCGGTCAAATCCGCGTTTTCCGGCCGCCTGGCGCAGGATATGGAAATCGAGCCGGCCGAGCTTGCCGAACTGATGGAGGCCGCCGAAGAAGTGGTCGAGCCGGAAGAGAACGGGCCAGCGTTTGATACCGAAAACCCACTGGAAAGCATCCTGGCGCTGTTGTCCGACAAAGTGCCGGAGGAAGTGCTGGAAAAAATCAAAGCGGTACTGATGCCGGCTGCGGATGACACCCCGGACGATCCAGCAAAAGACCCGGTAAAACCGAATCCCGATACGGTCAGCAAACCGGCGATGGACGCGGCTATCAGGCTGGCGGCTGACAACGCCACCAAGGCGGCGGCGAAAAACTTCCAGGCGGTTCGCACCGCTGAAAGTGAGGTGCGCCCCCTGATTGGTGACGTGGTGGCGATGGACTCCGCCGAGGAGGTTTACCGCACCGCGCTCGAACAGGCCGGGATCGATATCACCGACGTACACCCAAGCGCCTTCCGCGGCATGGTGAAGTATGCCGTAGAGCAAAAACAGGCCGTTAAGGCGCCGAAACTGGCGCATGACTCCGCGGCTGCATCGTCTTTCGCTGCCGATTTCCCTACCGCCGGCAAACTTAAAAAAGGTTATTAACATGTCAGGATTTCAGACGAGCATTAACCAATACCCGGCTCCGGGTATTGAGGGGGCTTTTGCCAGTAACAACCCGTACACCAGCTATGTGGCCGGTGAGGGGGCATTGGTCACCGGCGCCGACGGGTTAACCATTGGGCGATTTGCCTGGGTGGTGAAGGGCGTGGCATCGAACAAAGGCACTGGCGCGCCGTCGGGGTTTGTTCCTCGCGATGGCCAGGCGTCAATCGTTGAATGGCTGGGCGCGGCGTCTAATGTGATCCAGCCGGGGCGAGAGTGCACGCTGCACACCGGCGGTGATTACTGGGCGGTTACCACGACGGCAGCCACTGTCGGCCAAAAAGTGTTTGCGTCACTGACCACCGGCGAGATTGCTACCGGTGCCGCCGGCGCGACCATTGAAGGCTTTGCGGAAACGGCATTCTCGGTGGCCAGCGCCGCGGCGGCCAAAGAACGTATCAAAATCAGCACCTGGAGCAAGTGATGAATAAATTTAAGCAGCATTACGCTACCGCCAGCCGCGATTACGGCATCATCCTGCCGGGCGCGCAGGCTTACCTGCCGCCGGAGTACGCGAGCGATTTCGCGCTGGCGATGGATGCGCAGCCTAATCTGGTAACGGTCTCAAACTCCGGCGTGCCGGCCTATTTCACCAACTACGTTGATCCAGAATTAATTCGCGTGCTGGTGACACCGATGAAAGCAGCCCAAATCCTGGGCGAAACCAAAAAGGGCGACTGGACGACGCTGACCACTCAATTCCCGATCGTGGAGTCAGCCGGTGACACCAGCTCTTACGGCGACTACAACAACAACGGCATGGTAACCGCGAACGCAAACTGGGTGCCGCGCCAGAGCTACCACTACCAGACGCACACCCGCTGGGGTGAACGCGAACTGGATATGTACGGCGCGGCGCGCATCGGCTGGGCGGCGGAGTTGAATGTCGCTTCTGCCCTGGTGCTGAACAAGTTCCAGAATAAATCCTACTTCTACGGCATCGAGGGCTTGCAGAACTACGGCCTGCTGAACGATCCATCGCTGTCGGCGCCGATTACCCCGATTGACGTCGGCGGTAAGTTGAAATGGGACGATAAGGACGCCGAGGCGATTTATAACGACATCGTCAAGCTGTACAAGCAGCTCGTCAGTCAGACCAAAGGGTATGTCGAGCGAACCGACAAGATGAAGCTGAATATGTCTCCGTTGTCGGAAGCCAACCTGACGAAGACCAACCAATACAAGGTCAACGTTGCAGACCTGCTGCAGAAAAACTTCCCGGGTATGACCATCGAAACGGCGGTGGAGTATTCCAGCGATGCGGGTGAAGTGGTTCAGCTGATTGCCGAGCGTCTGGGGGAGAACGACACCGGTTACTGTGCGTTCACCGAGAAAATGCGCGCGCACGCCGTGGTGACGGAGTCTTCAGCCTGGCACCAGAAAAAATCCGCCGGTACCTGGGGGGCGATCATTCGCCAACCGCTGGCTTACGTACAAATGTTGGGGGTTTAAAAGATGGCAGAGCAAGTAACAGTGGGCTGCAAATTGCCGAACGGTTTGGTGTTGGAAGTCGACGGCCATCAGCAGGCGGTCGCGGGTTACCGCGGCGAAGATGTGCGCATTATCGGCGGCTATGGCCTCACACAGGTCGATAAGGAACTGTGGGATGCCTGGTTGAAGATCCACAAAGATCAACCGTATGTAAAAAACGGTGTGATCTTCGCCCAGGACAATGGCAACAGCGCCCGTGCGCAGGCCAAAGAGCAGGAAAAGTTGAAGTCAGGCCTTGACCCATTGCCGCAGAACAACCCGGCGCCGGGGATCAAGCGTGATGATGAAGCGATGAATAAGAAGGAGTAATGCATGGGCGCCGTGGTTTTCAACATCAAGGCATTTCGGGCGCTTTACCCGGCGTTTGCAACGGGATGCGGATCGGCGCCAAGTGATGACCTGCTCGAGGCGCTGTTCAATCAGGCCTCGACCCTCTACCTCGATAATACCGATGAAAGCAAAGTGCAGGATCTGAAAGAGCGTGAGCAGTTATTTTTCCTGCTTGTTGCTCATCTCTGTGCGTTGCGCGGATTTGGTTCAGGACAGTCGGGCGGTCAGGGAAGCGGCCTTGTTGGCCGCATTACCAGTGCCTCAGAGGGATCGGTTTCTGTATCGGTGGACAGCGCCGGCAGTAACGATCAGTCATGGTGGTATCTACAGACTCCCTATGGCGCGGATTATTGGCAAGCGACCGCGCCCTACAGGACGATGGTTTATCACCCGGGCTCATCGCCATCTCGCTATCCAGATCACTACTATCGGCCGGTCAGGCGGGGGCGCTAAATGGGTGCCAGTGTTCGCGGCGGTGCCGCGTTTAAAGCGCGCCTGGCGCAAATTGCCGAAGGGCTGTCTTCGGGCAAGAGCCTCAAGGTGGGTTTTTTGGCCGATGCGACCTATGAGGACGGGACCCCGGTTGCGCTGGTGGCCGCCGCGAACGAGTTCGGAAAAATGGTGATGACCAAGGCCGGGGAGTCCTATTTTCAGCTGCCGCGGCCTTTTTTCCGCAACATGATTTCAGCCAACAGTACGCAGTGGCCCGGTGAGTTTTCGCAGCTTATCCGTTCATCAAATTATGACGCGCGGTTAGCGCTTGGATTGATGGGGGAGCGGATAAAAAGCCAGCTGCAGGATTCTATCCGGGAGCTCAATTCTCCGCCGTTGGCGGAATCGACCATTAAGCGCAAAGGGTTCGATAAGCCGCTGGTCGACACTGGCCACATGCAGAACAGCGTCGACTATGCCGTTGATGGAGGTGATGAGTGAATTTGCACGGTATTGTTTCGCGCGCCGTCGGCGCAGTTAATCCCTTCGTTGAGGCGCATATTTATCGATCGCTCGGTGCCGAAAAACGTGAGGATTATTCCCGGGCGCCGGCCTATGACGCGCCTATTTCGATGATGGTACAAAAACAGGCTGTTACCCAGGGCGATATCCGCCACCTGGACAACCTGAATATTCAGGGGGTGTTCACGTCCATCTATACGAACGGGAACTGGTGCGGTGTGAGCCGACCGAAGCAGGTCGGCGGTGACAAATTCGTCATCGCGGGCGAAACGTGGCTTGTGGTGGCGGTGCCGGAGAACTGGCCGGATTGGACGAGGGTTGTTGCATGTCTGCAAACGTAACGCTCTCGATCACTGAAAGCGATCTCTATAAAGCCCTTGGCGATTTTCTCCAGGGGCTTTTTGTTGATGCGCAGATCGAGCGCACTCAGCAAAACGGGGTGCCGATGCCACAGGGCGAATTTATCGCGATGACTTCGCTAAATTCCGCCGGGTTGTCTACGGCAGTGGTGAAGTACTCGCCGCCACTGGAGGCCGGACTGGGTATTCAACACATCACGCGGACAACACGCTGGGAGTGTCAGCTTGATTTCTATGGTGACAGCGCGGAGCGAAATTCCCTGATGTTCGCCACGCTGATCCGCTCGGAGTTTGGCACGTCCGCTTTTCGTTGCTCCGGGGGCGTCTTAACGCCGCTCTACTGTAGCGATCCCCGTCAGACCACGATGATTAACGGCGAGTGGCAATACGAACCGCGCTGGACGCTGGAATTCATCGCGCAAATCAAACCGGTGGTCAGTGCGCCTCTGGCGTTCTTCGACAACGTGACCATCAAAACGACCACAACGGAGTCCATCGATGGCAATTCCAATCAGTAAAGACGTAAAAATCAAACCGGGCGTGCTATCCGCCGTGGGTAATGCGGTCGATCTCAACGGCCTGCTTTTAACCGACAGCCCTTACGTACCGATCGGCGACGTCCCTTCGTTTTCGTCACCCTCGAGCGTGGCCGATTATTTCGGTGGTGACTCTGACGAATACGTTATGGCATCCATGTATTTTCAGGGCTATAACAACGCGACAAAATCTCCGGGGGCGTTGCTGTTCGCCCGATTCAACCGCGCGCCGGCGGCAGCATGGTTGCGCAGCGGATCGTTCAAAGGGGTGACGGTCGAGGAGCTGAAAAAAATTTCCGGTACGCTCACGATCAGCATCAGCGGGAAGAATGCCAGTGCGGAAGTCAATTTCAGCGCGGTAACCAGTTTTGCGGAGGCGGCCGCCGCGTTGCAAACCTCATTGACGGCCGCCGTGGCGACGGTGGTATATGACACCACGCACAATGCCTTCATCATCACTGCTGCAGGCGCCAAGCCGGAAGCGACGACTATCGCGTATGCGACCGGCACCGCAGCGGCACCCATGAAGATGACCAGCGATCTCGGCGCCAAGATCTCCCAGGGGGCGCCGGCGGCAGTGGTTCCCGCGCTGTTCACGGCAATCATCGCCAAGTCGCAGCAGTGGGCTTCATTCTCGACCGTTTTCGAGTGCAAGGATGATGAACACCTGGCGTTGTCCGCATGGGCCAGCGCGCAGGAGGAGCGTTTTTTCTATGTGGCGTGGACCACCAACGAAAAAGCCCGAATTACGGGCAATCAGGATCACATCGCGTACAAGATCATCACCGTGAATAATTACGGGAGTGTCGTGCCGGTGTTCTGCACTGACGTGAAAAAACCTGCATCCGTATTGGGATATGCCGCTGCGCTGGACTTTACCCGCACAGAAGGGCGCGTGCCGTTCAAATTCCGCGAATACAACGGGCTGGCGGCCGATGTGACCAGCGGGGATGAGTACGACGTGCTGATCGCCAATGGCTATAACTTCTACGGCAAGTACGCCGCCAATAACATCGTCGAGGATTATTGGGCAGATGGCTCGATCACCGGCGATTTCAAATGGCTGGACAGCTTCGCCGGGCAAATTTGGCTGAACGCCAACCTGCAGGGCGCGGTGCTGGCGCTGTTCAAATCCAACAAGACGATCCCCTACAACAACGCCGGGCGCGCGCTGGTTGCAACCTCGATGACCGATGTGATCGAGCAGTTTAAAGCATGGGGCGGCATTCGTGCCGGGGTGACACTGTCCGCGGCGCAAAAACTGGAGATCAGCAACGCAGTAGGGGAAGACGTGTCGGCGACAATTTTCGCGACGGGGTACTACCTCTATGTCGGTGAAATGCTGCCGGCCCTTCGTCCTGCTCGCACCAGCCCGAACTGCGCGTTGTGGTACAGCGACGGCGGCAGCATCCAGAAATTGAATATTGCATCGACGGAGGTTCAATAATGTCCAACACCATCACTTCTGCCGACGCCATCATTACGCTGTCGGTAATGAACCTGTACCCGTCAGGCGTGCAGCTGCAGGGTTTTGCTGCGGATAATATCTACGGGACCGACGCGCTGAGCCTGGCGGAAACGGTGCGCGGCGCCGACGGCAAGTTATCGGCTGGCTTCATTTACGGCAACATCAACCAGACGATCTACATTATGCCGGATTCGGAAAGCCGGGACGTGTTCGATACCTGGGCGACCACATCGCGCGCCAGCGTGGCGGTGTTCCGCTGCAATGCAACGGTTATCCTGCCGGCGCTCAAGCGCAAATATAAATGTGTGAACGGCGTGCTGAAGCAGTGGAAGGCGCTACCGGATGCCGGCCGCATTCTGCAGGCCAGCCAGGCGATCATCGAATGGGAATCCATCACTCCGGAGGCGTTTAACTGATGGCACGTAAAGAGACGTTTATCACTATCGACGCCGCCGGGCGCGATCAGGGCAAGGTTTTCTATATCAAGGAAATGTCGGCGTCACAGGCTGAATGGTGGGCTTTGCGGGCGCTCATGGCGATGGGGCGCGGCGGCGTCGAGATCCCCGATAATTTACGCAGCATGGGGATCGCGGCGATGGCTGTTGAGGGCTTAAAGGCGATTTCGAAGATCCCCCCGGATGAGACCAAGCCGCTGCTTGATGAGTTGATGACCTGTGTTCAGGCCGTGCCGAATCCAGCGGATAAAACCGTGGTTCGCCCTTTGATTGAAGCCGATATCGATGAAGTGGCCACACGCCTTAACCTGCGCGCGGAGGTGTTCAAACTGCACGTGGATTTTTTCGCTACCGCCGGCCGCTAGATATACCGCCTCGTTTTGCCAATCCTGACAGGCCGTTTGGGCTTGTCGATTACACCAACGTTCCGCACACCATCGCTACCGTGATTTCCGCCGGCAAAGCCTCCAAGGCCGAGCTGGATGCGGTGCTTGGTGTGCAGGACTTGTGGGATTTGTTGGAAATCATCCAGGTGGACGCCCATAACGCACGCGTAATGCAGGAGGGGAAATAGTGGCAATGGTACTTGACGAGCTCGTCCTCGCCCTGGGTATTGACGACAAAAACTTCAGCGCTGGCGAGCAGGCGGTAGTGGCAGGGCTTGACCGCCTGACAGCGGTCATGGAGAACGTTGCGCAGGCGTTCGACACCGGCGAGAAGAAAAGCAGCGAGGCGCTGGATAAAACCGGGAAAAAAGCCGACAAAACCGCCAAATACATGGAAGCCAGCGGCAAAAAGGCGGCGTCGTTCTTTTCCAGTATTCGCGCCCAGGTGCTGGCGCTGGCCGGCGTCACGTTGTCGCTGGGCGGCCTCAAAAGCTTTGTTACCGGGTTCACCAGTAACCTGAACCAGTTGGCGACGGCGGCCGATGCTTTTGGCATGTCGGCCAAATCGCTGGATGGCTGGACCAAGGCGGGCGAGGCGTTCGGTGTCAGTGCCAATGAGATTGTTGGCGCGTTCTCCCGCATCAACGATGCAAAGGCACGCTTAAAATCTGGCCTTGGGCTGGATCCACAACTTCAAAGCCTGCTACTGGCCGCCAACCAGGCGGGCGCCAATATCGATCTGGGCCGGGATGGGACTGAAGATATTGTCCGCAAATTGGCAGCCGCGTTTCCAAACCTGAATAAGGATCAGCAGCAGGCCTATGGCAGTGAGCTGGGGTATGGCTACGCCGCGCAGCAATGGTTCGGCTCTGGCCATGCGTTGCGCGATGTTGACCGATTTACAGCGCGCTCAGGCGTTGACGATCAGTCAATCGCGGCGGCGCGAAAGTTTCGCCAGCAGTGGGCAGAGATCAGCCAGGCCTTTGAGAAAACGGGATACATCCTCTTTAACGCGCTGCTGCCTTACATCAAACAGTTCAACGCGTGGCTGAACGATCTGGCGAACTGGATGGCACAGCACCCGGATGAAATCAAAGCCGCGGTGCAGGGCGTGTTCGATGTTCTGTCGAGCATTGTCGGTGTCGCCGGTGAAGCCGCCAATGCGGTAGGAGGCTGGCAGAACGCCATTCTGCTGCTGGTTAGCGCATCAGTGGGTGGCAAGCTGCTTTCCCTGTTTAAAGGGCTCAGCGGGGCGTTGATGGGGTCTGCCGGCCTTATTGCAGCTCTGGTGGCGCTTGAGGAGTTTGTCATTAAACCCCTCGAGGAAAAATACCCTGCGCTGAAAAATAACCCCGTTGCGGATGCCCTGAACAATCTGCCATTCAGTGACAAGGTAGAGGGGTGGGGAAAATCCGCTCACGATTGGGTTAAGGATACATTCGGGATCAATCTTCCGCGTGGTGATGGTTACGGGCAAGACCAGGCTCCGACGCAGTTTGCTCAATCTGTACGCCGGCCACAGCCAACAAAGGCCGGTGAGGAAATGCTGGCGTGGCTGCAGCCGAAACTCAGCAAGCTGGAGGAAACGTTCGGGCTCCCTGCCGGGCTGCTGCGCAGCATGGTGATCACGGAGTCAGGCGGCGATACTCAGGCTATATCGAAAGCGGGCGCCAAAGGGCCGTTTCAGTTCATGCCAGGCACGGCGAAGGACTTTGGGCTGGTCGGCGATGACGTTTTTGATCCGGAGAAATCAGCCTATGCCGCAGCGCGCTACATGTCGCAGCTGCTGAAAATGTTCGATGGTGATCTGGGTAAGGCGCTGGCGGCGTATAACTGGGGCCAGGGTAATGTTGAGCGCAAAGGGCTCGGCGCGGCCCCGCAGGAAACGCGGGAATACGTGCCGAAGGTGTTGTCGAATTTGCCTCAGCCGGGCGCAGGCATGGCGGCGCAGGCGCGCCAGCCGGTCGGCGGTTCGCAATCCACGATCACCGAAACAACCCATATCGGCACTCTGCAGGTGAATTCGCCGGCGGACAGCACGAAAGGGATCATCGACGACGCAAGGCAAAAAATTAATCGCTCCAGCCTTGTGGGCGCGTATGCATCGGGAGTATCGACATGAGGTTTTCCCTGAATCAGGCCACTGTACTGAATGCTGTGCGGGGCGGTGGCCTGCTGTCTGTCGTTAACAGCGTGCTGGCACCGGGATACGGAATTTATTATGCCTCCGGCGCCAGTGTTGGCACGAAGCCCTTTTCGCCAACGTCATTTGTCGTTATCGAAGTGGGGGGCGAAGCGTCGATCACTACGGCGCCGATCGAGCGGGGTGGTTACACGTCGTTCAACAAGGTGCAGCGGCCGGCAGAATTACACATTACGTTTACCGTGGAGGGCTGGACAGGGTTTTCAGGGGGGCTTCCGAACCTGACCAATCTCACGCTGACATCCCGCTCGGACGTGCTGGCCACCCTGGAGACGATGCGAACAACGGCGGAGGTTTATGACATCGAAACCCCCGACAAAACCTATTCGTCCTATGACCTGACCAAATACGATTATCGAATCCGAAGCGACGGCGGCCCGACGTTGCTTACGGTAACTGCGGTTTTTCAGGACGTGCAGGACGTGGCCGAGGTGACCGTCAGCAGCGAGACATCGCAGGCCGACACTACCAATAATCAAATCACCCAGGGAGCGAGCGCCAAAACGGAGCTCGTTACCTCTTCAACGAGTGGTTCCACCCTTTCTGATGTGAAGAAAGCGATCTCCGGCGTGCAGCGCTCGGCGTCGGAATTGGTTGGGAACATTGCCGATAAGGTTTCGTCAGCGGTTGAGGATGTGACCAAACCTCTCGGAGAGGTCACCGTCAGCGCGACGCAAAAGTTGGATGCGGCGGTTAAGCAATTGGCGGGGAGTTTAACCTGATGCTGGAAATTGTACTCAAGCCCCTCAAGTCTCAACGATTCACCGTCTCCCTGAATAATCAGGCCTGTGAAATTCGTCTGGCACAGCGTACCACGGGGCTATATATCGATCTGACCGTTAACGGCACTCCCTGCCTGCAGGGGGTGTTGTGCCTGAACGGCAACAAGATCGTGCGTTACGGCTATCTGCCATTCGCCGGCGAATTATTTTTCGCTGACCTGGCGGGAAACGCGGATCCTGAATGGTCCGGCCTGGGTGAGCGTTTCAAACTTTACTACCTTGCGCCGGAGGAAATGCCGTGAGCTATCAACAACGGGATATCAGGGTGGAGTTTACCCTGGCAGAGGGGCGAACGTTTGACGATCGGGGTAACGTGCTTACCGTCAAGAATGCGCGCTGCTATATAAGCCTGGCGGCGTATGGCGGGATTGCCGGCACGCAAATTACCCTTTATCTGTGGGGGCTCGTGGCCCAGCAGATGGCGGCGCTGAGCTACAAAGGGATTTGGATTGATGGGGCCAAGCCTAATCGGATCCGCGTATGGGCTGCTGACCGCCTGATTTTCGAAGGGTTTATCAGCGGTGCATATGCGGATTACAACCAGGCGCCGGATGTGCCGCTGATTATTACGGCGAACATGATGTTTTATCTGCGGGCGAAAAAGGTGTCGCCATTTAGCGCGAAAGGCCCCGTCTCGATCGATGACATTTTGATGCCAATGGCATCATCAGTGGGGCTGAAATATGAGAATCAGGGCGTTAAACGCACGCTGCCCGATCCGTATTTCCGTGGGGATATCACGCTGCAGATGATCGAGGCGGCTCGGGCTGTTGATGCCGAGATCGATATCAACGTGGAGAAGGTGACGATCTGGCCAAAGGGAGTATCCCGAAAAGAGCCGGCATTGCTCGTTTCTCCCGACCACGGGTTAATCGGATATCCCATTTTTACCAATGTTGGGCTGAGCATTTCGTGTCTGTTCTGTCCTGATATTTTTATTGGTCGCAAATTGTCGTTGGTGACCTCGCTCCCGAACGCCAGCGGGCGGTATGCGGTGATCGGTGCTATGCACACGTTAACCTCATGGATTGAAGGCGGCCAATGTTCAACAAGCTGCGAATTGTTGCGGCAACCCGGGGGCTAATATGGAAAATTTTCATGTGAACGGCTCCGATCTGAATGGTGATATCAACGCGCAGGACTTCGTGATGCGCCAGTTTCTGGGGCGCCATGCGTTTATCACGTTGGGCTGGGTGATCAATGCCTACAAGAAGCACGTGGACATTCTCCCTATGGTGATGGACGTCGCCGGTGATGGCTCACCCATCGCGCATGAGGTGATTTACAACGTGCCAGTCTGGCGCCTGCAGGGCGGCAAAAGTGCGGTGATCATGCCACCGGAAGTCGGTGATATTGGATTGATAGCGATTTGCGATCGGGATATCAGCGCGGTTAAGGCGACGCACCAGCCCGCGATGCCAGGATCAAAGCGCACGCACAACCTTTCAGATGCGCTCTATCTGGGTGGTGTCCTGAATGGCGACCCAGTGCAATTTGTCGAGTTTGCCAATCAGCAGATCAATGTAACTTCCCCTTGGAAAATAACGCTAAACGCACCCGACATTGAAGCCAATGGCGCGAAACGTTTTATCGTCAATGCGCCAGAGATCGCACTGAACGGCGCGACCGAGGTGAGCCAGAAGTTTACAGCCAAAGGCAAAGCGGACTTGTCCGGCGGCGCCACGATTGGTGGCATCGAGTTTGGTGACCACGTGCATGGTGGCGTGCAATCAGGCAGCGCGCAGACGAATAAACCGCAATAGGGGGCATGATGCAAACTCGCTCACTTCTTCTCGATACGAATACTTGGGATCTGATGCTGGACGACAAAGGCAACCTGGCGGTCACGGACAATCCTTATGCGGTGGCGCAGGATGTGGCGTGCGCCTGCAGCACTTTCCTTGGCGAGTGTTGGTATGACAACACGCTCGGAATTCCTTATTACCCGCGGATCCTCGGCCATTGGCCCGGCACGCAGCTGATTAACACCAAAATGCAGCAGGAGGCGATGAAACTGCCGACGGTCTCCAGCGCGCTGTGTACGGCAGTCTCAGATGGCGATCGCCGCATTGGTGGCGTAATGACGATCACCGATACCAATTTCAACGATTACACGGTGCTGTTATGACGGATGAAAACACCAATTACACAACTGCGGTACCGGCGGTTACGTTTTCAAAAACGGGGCTGCTGGTGCCGGATGAGGTGGACATACTAAACGGCCGGCTAACCGATTTCTCCACCGCGCTGGGGAGCTCGATGGGGACCAGCCTTACGAGCCCACAGGGACAGCTGGCGATGAGCGATTCGGCCATCATCGCCGATAAGAACGATCAGTTGCTGGCGATCGCGAACCAGGTGAACGCGGACTACAGCAGCGGCAGGTTTCAGGATGCGATTGGCCGGGTTTATTTCCTCGACCGCATCGGTGCCACCGGCACGACAGTAACCGGGACGTGCTCAGGGCTGGTGGATACGCTGATCCCTGCTGGAAGCCTGGCACAGGATGAAGCAGGGTATCTCTACGCCAGCCTGTCCGACGCCACGATCGGCGCCGCCGGTAGCGTTGATGTGGTTTTCCAGAACCTCACGACAGGCCCGATCGGTTGCCCCATTGGTGCGCTCAGCAAGGTCTACAAAGCGATCCCTGGCTGGTCTGGTGTGACGAACCGCGCCGCCGGGGTGCCGGGCAACAATGAGGAGAGCAGAGCCGACTTTGAGCACCGCCGACGCAATTCCGTTGCCAACAATGCCCGGAACACATTGAACGCGATCCGCGGCGAGATCCTCGCCAAAGTTCCCAACGTAGTGGATGTATACGTTACGCATAACCCGACCCCGGTAGACAGACAAGTCGGCTCATCCAAATATACATTGAAGAAAAACTCGTTCTACGTTGGCGTATATGGCGGAAAGGCTGAGGATATCGCGGATGCTATCTGGCGCAAGGCGCCGCCCGGTGTCGACATGAACGGTGATTCTTCATACACGATTGCAGATACCGACGGCTATGAGCCGCCATACCCGGAGTATGTGATCACCTGGCAAGGGTTGAAGCCGGTGAGCGTGTCAGTGAGGGGTATCCTGAAAAAAAGCGAATATTTACCATCGGACATTACCGATCAGGTAAAGGGTAAAGTGATCGCGGCATTCAATGGCGCTGATGGGGGCAATCGTGCGCGTGCAGCGGCTGCGCTGGCCGCCGGGCGATTCTATGCGGGCATTTACAGCATTGACCCTTCAAACATCGATATTCTCAGCCTGGCACTGAGCAGGGATGGTAACGCCTTTTCCTCATCCCTCCAGTTTGGAATCGACGAAATTCCGACGCTGGATCCGAACAATATCAGCGTAGAGCTGCAGGAGGTCTAAATTGCAGAATGTGGCCGCCACTGTGCTCGCACAGTACGCCGCCAGCCCCCGCCTTAACGCCCTGATCGGCAGCTTCAACGAAGCCGTTTCCCCCGACAAGTTCGTCGATGATTTTTACGATCTGATCTGGAACATCGAAACCGCAGAGACCTATGGCCTCGATGTGTGGGGAAAAATTGTGGACGTAAGCCGGCGGCTAACGGTCGACGACGACTTTAATTATTTGGGGTTCAGTGAGGCGCGGCTGGATACGCCAACGCGGACAGATCCCCGCCCATTTGACCAGGCGCCGTTCTATAGCGGTGAGAGCACAACGCAGACCATTGAACTTGCGGACCCGATCTATCGCCGTCTGATCATGATGAAAGCCATGAGCAATATCACCGATTGCTCAATACCGAATATCAATCGGATGTTGCGTTACATGTTCGGCGATCGGGGGCGCGCCTATATCCAGAACGATGGCGGAATGAAGATGAGCTATGTGTTCGAGTTTGAACTGTCGACCGCAGAGCTGGCTATCGTCCAGTCCTCCGGCGCGCTGCCGGCGCCGCCAGGTATTAACGTTTCAATAATTCAGAAGGCATAAAATGAAACTGACAGATAAACCGCGTCAGATTGCAGTGCCGTTCGCCAGCGGTACAGCTGACAAAAACACGATCCCCAATAATGCCACGCAGGAAACCAAGGAAAAGGGCAAAGCTGCCTATGACTCTGGCTTTCCGCCACTCACAATGACAGCAATCGCGGCTGGCGGTATCCCACCGCACGGGAAGGATTTTAACGGACTGCTGAACGACATCACTGCGGCAATTCGTTTTTCTCAAGCCGGCGGCCATTATACCTTTGATTCTGCTTTTGCTCAGGCTATCGGCGGATATGCAAAAGGCGCAACGGTATTAAGCGCTGACGGCTCGAAAATCTGGTGGAATACAGTTGAAGCGAACACAACAGATCCGGATGGCGCCAGTGCAGCGGGCTGGAAAAATCTGTTGGCGGATCCCAATGGGCTGTTTCTTCAAAAGTCACAAAACCTGGCGGATTTACAAAATAAAGCGGAGGGCCGGAAAAATCTTGAGCTCGGTACTGCTGCGACGAAAAACGTCGGCACTGGCAGTGGTAATGTAATGGAAATGGGCACGGCGGGTTTGGGTGTCGGGCCAATAGCCAAAAGCGACGCTTACAGTAACATCGCGCAGTTTTACCGCGTAAATGCCTCGGCAGCTAATAAGCCCCCAGCGGTGTCCGGGAACGTATCAGCTGGCGTTGTATGCTTGCCTATGGATGCCGCACCGTCCTCAGGCTACGTTGCTGTTGTTGGCGGTAATATGGCTGCGTATGTTGGTGTTTCTCAAGCAGAGGCTGGTGGGATTACCTGGGCGAGAATTTATACCGATAAGTTTAAACCTACTGCTGCTGATATTAATGCTGTTGCTAAGACTGGCGACACTATGACGGGACAATTGTTTTCCCCCGCTATTTCCACAACGCCAGGAGCAATTCCGTGGGGAGCTGGGCCATTTTCCGAACAGTTGAACAATCAGGCGCCATTCTTTCAGCCTAATTGGCAATGGCCTGTAACATCAGGCGGTGTTTATGTGCCAATAGTTAAAGGGGTGTCAACTCGACAAGGGCAAGGCTATCCAACTGCAGTGAGTTTTGGATATTTGCTCAGTGGTACGCCAAGCTTTGCACAAGCCTGCATCCATGCAAAGGGCGATAATACAGATGTAAATTGGCGATTTGACGCAAATGGCGGGAACTTCTATTGTCCAGGCGGAGTTTATGCAAATAATGCTATTTTTCATGTCGACGGTAATATTACCGGTAATATCTGGGGTGGGTATCTTAGTAACTGGCTGAATCAAAATATATCAAATGCGCAAAATAACGCTCAAAACTGGGCTTATCAAAATCTTGTCCAAAACGTCAGGCTCACTGGACGAATTAACCAGCCTGATACTGGGGGGCAAGTTAGAGCTCCTGACGGTTGCGTGTTTACTGGTATGTCTGGGGCCAACTATAACCCATCTATTTGGGCTTCTTATTCATATGTCCAAGTTTTAATTAATGGTTCTTGGCGAAATATAGGGACTTCTTAATCATGGTTAAATTTGAAAACTTTGCTATTTACAAGCCTGATTTTAAATCCACCGAAGAGAATGAGCCAGCATATAGACCTGATATTCTTTACGCCAGAGATAAAAATGGGCGAGACTGGTACGCCTGTCAGGCGGATTTTAGTCCAGACACGCTGAAGGTCATGTATGACGAGAATGGCATTATCGTCTGTATATCAAAAGACGTCACAGCAATTTTCCCTCCTGGTTTCTCAGTAGCAGAGGTGGCGATTAGCGAAACCCCACCTGAAGCGTGCAACGATATGACGTGGGTATATCGTGACGGAAGGGTGATTAAGCGCACCTACAGCTCTGCTGAAAAACGCAAGATGTTACAGGGGGAGAAAGAACGTCGTATCGCACGTGTTAACCACGTTACGCAAACCCTCAATAGCAAGTTGCTATTGGGTATGGCTACCGATGAAGAGAAAGCCAAATTGCGGGTATGGATGGACTACGTTAACGAGATCGAGAAGATCAGCGATGACACAGATCTTGAAAAAATCGTGTGGCCGGAACCAAAAATAAAGCCCTCATGGTAGAGGGCTGAATAGGTCAATTATTATCCGTTCCCAATGATACAATGGCTGTATTACCTGAAATGAACAGAGAATATTCCTTATTAGTTGAGATTGGTTTAATCCCACTGCTAATCATACGAGAAAGCACATTTTTATTGTTTTGTTCATCTCCATAACCATGCAGAGTCTGCGGGAACCCTTTGTTAATTAGTTGAAAAGAGGCTAAAAACTCAGATGCAGGGCTAAGGAAATAGCCTATTAATGGTTTGTTGTCCACTAACAATTTAGCCCTTTCATTTATATTGACCTGGCCAACTGTTCCGATGGTGGTAATTTCATTATGAGTGAGCAAGTCACGACTGATCATGTTAAAAATAAAATCTTCATACTCGCGCTGTGATTTAATGGCACTGCCTAATTGTGCGCTGAATGCAATTGCTGTAATAACGGGAATTAGTGATAAATATTTCATTTTTGGTAAAAAATAAACAATGGGAATCGAAATTAAAACAAGACACGCTGAGAAGGAAACTAAAGTCCTGGGGAATACCGGAGCATCTTTAAGAAATATGGTTGGCCCCATCAGTGAAACTAAAAATATAATTAGGGAAATAACCAAATAAAGGCTGAATGATAATATTGATTTTTTCTTATGGCGATTTGCAAACAACATGAAAATCAAGCCAGCAACAACTGGAATCAAAAAATAAATATAAACCGGGCCATAGAAATATGATAGCACCATGTTTTTTAATGAACTAAGCGTAGAGGCTAAATGCTCTAGCCCTTCAGTATTAGCTGATATGATCTCTGCGCGTGAATTACTTTTTGCAGCAAAGAATAACATGTAAACCATGTAAAAAGAGACGAATAAAGCTGTTTTTTTAAGTATTCTTCTTATAATGTCAGTGGCTTTACAGTCATTTTTTACTGCTGCGATCATTACGTCTACAGCAAGTAAACCAATAAATACATTTGCGCATGGTTGGTATATGGTTAAAGATAGTACGCCAGCGAAAAGTTTTACTAAAGTTTGTCTGGTAGGATTACTGGCTGTATAGGTATAAGCCATAACCGCTAGGAAAAAAGCAATGGACATGCCTAAAGAGTCATATCTGTAAGCGATATTTTGCAGCATGAATGGATTAAAAATTAGAAGAGCCGCAACTAATTTGTGTGAAGGAATTTCTAACCTCGATAAATGGTCGCTAAGTAAAAGCGATGCCCCACCGATAAACAAGCAGGAAGCAATCATAGTATAGGGGTATAGATCAAGGTTATAGTGGCCACTGGCGGATAAAACTTTCATGAGAATATCTGCAACAGGCCGACCTAATCCTCTCCATCCATACTGACCAGTTATGGCTCTATCTAGATCATCCCTATAAAAAATACCAGCTTGGATTAATGGATAAATAAAAAGAAGAGCAATCCCTGAGTAAAGGAGCAGTGCTTTTTTGTCGATTTTACAAAACATTTTAATTCTCATCTCACTTCTTTATTATATAGCGTGGGCGACGTTTGGTTTCAATGTATATTCTACCAATATATTCCCCAAGCACTCCGATTCCTATAAGCTGTACACCGCCAAGGAAAAGAATGGAAACAATAATTGAAGGGTAGCCAGCTACCGGGTTTCCCCAAATAACCTTATCTATGATCATCCATGCGCCATACATGAAGGAAATTGCAGCAACAAAAAATCCAATGTAAGCCCAAACACGAAGAGGGAAGGTGGAAAAACTTGTAATTCCCTCTATTGCCAAATTCCAAAGCTTCCAGCCATTAAATTTGCTGGTTCCTGCGACTCGCTCGGCTCTAGAGTATTCAACAATTTCAACATTTCCGCCAACCCAGCTAAGGATACCTTTCATAAATAGGTTTCTCTCTGGAAGTAATTTAATGCTTTCTACCACTTCCCTGGTCATCAGCCTAAAATCACCTACATTCTCTTCTATGGCCGGTTTACTTATTTTATTGTGTACTCGATAAAACCATTCTGCTGTTTTTCTCTTCATTCGGCCATCGCATTGCCTATCCATACGTTTAGCCAACACCACGTCTGCACCATCTTGCCACTTATTCAATAATAGTGGGATAACATCAATTGGATCTTGAAGGTCAACGTCAATTGGGATAATAGCATCACCGGTAGCGGCTTCCAAACCAGCAAATAATGCAGGTTCTTTCCCGAAATTCCTGGAAAAATTTATCGATTTAACATTTTGATCATCATTAGATAAGGAAGACAGTATTTCTTCCGTTCTATCTGAGCTACCATCGTTGACGAAAACGATCTCTACATCTATATGCTGAAAAGGTTTAAACTGACGCACAGATTGGTAGAATAGAGGAATTGCTTCTTCCTCGTTGAATACGGGAACTACAAGTGAAATTTTCATTTATCTTCCCTGAAGACAACTAACTTAGAATAAATGAAGCCACAGATTAGGCTGATCACTGAAAAAGTAACGAGAGTTACAATTGGGTTTGCATGTAGCATATCTGCTGCCCAACCGACAGAGAATGCCATACCTCCCATAAACAACACATACACCATATAGCGGTAAGTTGTAGCTTGTGCCTTGAACGTCCACTTGGCGTTAGCAAAGAACGAAACGGTTACAGCGATGCCAAAAGCGACAACATTTGAAACTGATTGTGAGAAACCGCTAAAGAGCATGAGCCCAAAAACAGCCCAGTGAGCCAGGGTATTCATTACCCCTACAGATGCATAACGTATAAAAGTATTCAATGCGTAAAATTCTTAAATGTTGGTTTGCTATATTCTGCCATCGCATGATATTGATGGCAAAATTTTCTAGCCCATCAAGATGATAAGTAAGCACAATCACTATCGTTGGGGCATGGTGACTTACTGTAGTAACAACGTATGACTCCCAGCACGCCGTCCGTCAGCGTTGCCTCACGCCACCTGATAGTTGGGTTCTGGCGCTCCTCTCAGACTGATATCTCAAGGGATAATGTCGCGATAAACATCAGCACAGTGTTCTACTTGTGGATGCGAAAACGCGCTGAAGGTCGAACTTCGATCGTGAGTTGTAGCCTGGAGGGAACTCGGCCATTCATCGAAACTATCTTTCTTTACCGATCAATATCCTACCTTTCTAACAAAAATCCGAACTTTCCCCCGTCAAAATCTTGCGCATATACTGTATAAAAACACAGTAACAAGGCAACATTATGACTTTCTTTTATCCAACACCAAACCCAACCAAGCTCAAAATCCCGCTTTTCGCCGACAAGGTGCCGGCGGGGTTTCCCAGTCCTGCAGCAGATTACGTCAGTTCGCGCATCGATCTGAACGAGTACTGCATCAGCCATCCCAATGCGACCTATTTTCTCTATGCGACAGGTGATTCCATGCTTGAGGCCGGGATCACTGAGGGCTCTATGCTTGTTGTTGACCGCAGCATCAGCCCAGCCCATGGAGATATTGTTATTGCCAGCATAGCCGGCGAGTTCACCGTGAAGCGTCTCTGTTTGCATCCTCGTGCGCAATTGGAACCCATGAACCCGAAGTATGAGCCGATCCTGCTTCATGATGGCGGTGACGATCTGGAGGTGATGGGCGTTGTTGTGTCTTCGATAACGAGGCTCAAGTGA